TACCATTAATGGAAAAACTATGTTAAAGGATGTACAAGGTGCCTTCGTAGTTAGAGAGTGTGCTGGATTTGCCGGCGCTTGTGGTTTCACTTATGTGATGTTCAACAACAAATTTGAAAAGAAACTACCTTTTATTCACATCGGAGGTGTTGGTCGCGATTCCATAGTTGCACCCATCTACATTGATGATATTGAAGGAAAGTTCACACCCCAGGATCACATACCTATTGGTGATCCAGTGTTGCCTGAAGGCGGAATGAAATTTAAATATACAGCCGAGTCTAATGAACTCCCTGGAACCCGCCATGTTGGTAATATTGATTATACCATACATTTGCCAAGCAAAACAAAGCTGGTGCCTTCTCTGTTTCAAGAAGGGATTATTAAACCTGACAGGACTTATCTAACGTGTCCATATCCCATTCAGAAAGCACCTGCGAAACTTGCTCCGTTTCGCAATGTGGATGGCGTTCTCATTAAACCTAGAGACGTCGCCCTAGCTAAATACAAAGGTACAAAAGCCAATAAAATGGATCCTTTGTTAACGCATCCTGGCAATTTTAAGGGTGTATTAAACGCAGGCATGCCTCATCGCTTGCACAAAATTTTGACTGTAGAAGAGACGCTCAATGGAAAGTACAATGTCGACGTTCCTTCCTTTTCTTTAGCAAAATCTAGCGGACCAGGTTTCGCTGAGAGAGGTGTAAAATTGAAAGATATGGTCGAACGTGACCCTTTCAAAATATGTGGAGAGCTCCAACGTCAACTTGACGAACAGGAGAGAATGGCTAAAGCGGGTATTATGCCGCCAGCATTCGCCACATTGTGTCTCAAAGATGAGACACGTCCTATAGACAGAGTTGCTTCAGGAAACTCTCGTCTTTTTGCGGTTATGGAGAAAGCACACACTATTCGGTGCAAAATGTACTGTGGCACTATGAAAGAAGCCATATGTGCATACCCAACCGAGTCTGATATCGCCCTGGGCATTAATGCTCATTCTACTCATTGGGGACTTCTTTATCGACGTCTCTTTAAACATGGTGCGAAAACTCGGCTTATCGCCTTCGACACTCCAGCTTGGGACATGAACTTCGTGTACCGTATAGCTCCCTTCGTATCTGAAGAGATGTGTCATATTCTCGGAATCGATAAAGATTCCGAATG